AGTACGCATATCACTCATTCTACTACCAAAGTCATAGAACAGATCAACTAGATATAATATACTAGCTACATAATCACAGTTAGCCATAATCTCCATTGCCACAATCCAGTTTTCATTATCAGAACTCATGAACATATCAGATAGAGCCTTATGCATATCAGCATCAATTACCACAGCTTCAGGACCATTGATATAAGGCATTAGAGCAGAATCTTGTATAACTTGCTTACCCTTAAGAGCATCATATAAATCTTGATGATCCTTTCCAACTCTATAAAAAGTCTGTCTGTATCTACTTACACCTCCTTCATCAGGATAACCTTTAAAAATCCCAAATGGTAAGTTTACATCTGTAAGAACTTTGGCAGTAGAAGTATCACTCAAGATTATAGTATCTTCAGTATAAAATTCTAGAGCAGTAATTAATTTATCATAATAATAGTCTTCAATATGGTTACCTTCTTTACAAGCAGTTATAAACTTTATGAAGTTTTCTGTACCACATGTATGATACCATTCATCATCAAATAAATTAAGTGCTGTTTTTCTACCTGCAAAGATATGACTTGCTTTCTCAATATCTCTTACTGCTTTAATCCCATACTGAGCATTAAGATCTTTAAGCTTAACTCTAGGAATACTAACACCTGGAAGAAAATAAAAAGTATCCCCCTTTTGAGGGGAATAGCTTTCTAATATATCTTCACTAGTAAACAGTAACTCATCTTTAGAATCAAAGCTTCCAGTAACAATATCTACAGATGTATCAATACTGAATTTATCACAGTTGTCATAAATATTACTTGCAGATGTAATACAAACTTTTAAATAATTCTTCAACTCACTCATAACTATTATTTTACAGCCATTTTAACTACAGCAGGATTCATCATCAACTTAGACCACTTAACTTTATTACCATTTACAATCTCTTTGATAATAAAATACTTAAGGTCATCTGAAAATGCATCACATCCTGTAGTAAGTTTAATTACTCTATTTACCATTGCATCAGGTACGGGTTTAGTCTCAGAATAAACTAGACAATAGTTAATCATCCTAGTTGCAATTACACTAGAGATATCAGCTCTAAATCCACCACCTTGATTTACAGAAGAGTTCAAAGCTCCTACTACATATGCCTCATTAGGATTAGTCATCATATCTTCTGTAGATATAATCTTATCCAAGTTGTTATTGATAAACATAGTAAATAGACTAGAAGTCTCTGAACCTACAGAACCTTCACCAATCATTTGAATCAAAGGAAGCTCATCCTCAAACTTATCTATAGAACTAATAGAGTTAAAGAATGTAGTAATTGCACGAGGATTAACATTAGAAGTAATCACCTCTGGATTCATCAACAAGAAGTTAATACATCTACCATCAATATCTGCAGCCTCTGCCCACTTAGCCCACACCTTCTCATCAAACTTTACTTCTACAGAAATAAACCTAGTCTTCTGAGCTATATCCAAACTAGTAACATTATAGTCACCATTATCTGGATTAGTAGTCAATACAATATGCCAGTTCTTAGGAAGCTTCCAAGAGATATACTCTTGTCTATCAATAAGTTCCATAGTAGCTTGCATAAATCTTTGATCTGCACGAGTATAGTCATCAAGGATTAGAAAACCACCTTCACCTTTACCTTGTATCCACTCAGGAGAAGCATGAGACATTCTACTCTGACTAGTAGGTCTGAATCCAGCTTTAACATAAGTCTCAAGTAAAGTTTCTTGAATCCATTTCTTAGCTCCATCTTTATTCTCAATCTCAAACTCTTTGAATGGAAAACCAACTAAGTCACCCAATTCTTCTATCTGAGATAAATTCAATTTAATGACAGCCATATTCATCTCCTTTGCAAGTTGCATTAGAGATGAAGTCTTACCAAGACCAGCTTCACCTTCAATATTTACAGCTACAGGTACCTTACCTTTTGTTTGAATATGCTGATTATTCTTTACCATGTGTCCCAAGAAGGACTTTAACTCATCAATGTTTAATTGTACTTGACTCATAATTCTAATTTTATAATTTTACCGGGCAATTCATCATTCATATGTGATCTTTCAGACAGTACCCATAATACAGGGGACTTAGGTTTTACTGAAGTGTGCCATTCACCATCAGTAAAATAAATTAAGCTTGTATACTTCTTAAGGTTTTGATTGTAATACTCAAGGACAGGGTCAAACTCAGTTCCACCTCTACCATTTAATCTTATCTCATTCTTACCATTGTAAGGTTCTATAGATCTGATTGTTGTATCACATTGTATAACAGTGATATCTACTCCTGTTTTATAAATATGATGTATCTCATTCATAAACTCAAGGACTTCAGCATCAGATACAGATCCAGAAGTATCAATAGCCAATAACATGTGTTGTCTCATCTTTATCTTCAAACCAGGATTCTCAGAATATCTTTTATTTTCTTTTCTCCTAAGTTTTTTAGTAAAGATCTTTGTACTAACTCCTGTAAATCTTCTTACATAAGCTCTCCAATTAAACTTAGCTTTTTCAATTTGAGCAAGTTCAAGTAGATGCTTTTCTACATTACCTGGAACAGAACCTCTTTTCTTAACAGTTTGAACTGCAGCTTCACTAAGAAGTCTATCTAGTTGTTGCTGAACAATTTTCTTCTCAGCTTCAGATAGATTCTCAAAGTCTTCCCATGTACTATGATCAGGTAAACCTTCACCAGAATCCATCTGGTCACACAGTTGATCATAATTAGGACAACCAGAAGTACCGTCCTTATCTTTCTTATCCTTAGCTTCTTTAAGCTTATCATAGTAATACCTAGTACCAGCTTTAAGATCAAGATTAAGTTCAGAATAGTCTTCAATCATTATACCTCTTGATGGAAGTTTAGCTTCTTCTGGAGTTATAGTACCTGCTTCAATCCTATCAGTAATAGACTTCTTAAGATTCTCATACTGTTCCTTAGTATACTCATCACCAGGAAGGTAACCCTTATCAATGTATTGATTAATCTCCATATCCATTGCTATGTTAGCAAGTTTTCTATCAGGAAAATTAAAATACATTGATAGATGAAAATTGGAAATATGCAATAACTCATGCTTAAGAATACCAATCCTGTGATTATCAGACATTCCTTGCCAGAAGCCTTCATTAATAGTAAGTTGATAGTTAATACCATTCTTACTAACTCCAGCAGTAGGAATTCTATTACTCCATACTTTATTCAACATGATAAGAAAGAACCCATAGAAGGGCTCTTTCCACATCAATTCTTTACTAGCTTTACCTAGTGTATCCTCTCTACTCATTTCTTTAGAGTTAGGTTAAAATCTAAATTGTCAACAGGATATCCCATGTTACCTAGCATCTCAACCAATTCTGCTACATGTTTCTCAAGAAATGCAGTTACAGAATCATGAGAAGCTTTCTGTTCTATCATGATACTCAAACCTTTTGCATAAGTAAAAGGGTTATCAAAATCATAATAAACAGACAGTGTATTTGCACACTTAGAAGCATGTTCTTTCCATTTACTAAATGGCATGCGGGAGAATTTGTATATATACAATAACCAACCAAAGTCAGTATTACCAAAATCATGTGCTTCTGTAGCTTTAAATGCCATAAATTCATTATCCTGGTCAGGAGATAAAAACATGTTTATAATAGCATTAGCTTCATGTTTAGTCATTTTCATCAGTCTTCAATTTTAATTGTTCTAATCATCCACTGCGGTGGATTCTTACTATCAAGATTATCCACCCATTCTTTTGCACTAGGAATATATCCAAAGCAATCTTCTTTTACATGTTGTTCACCTATGTATCTTACATAGACTTCTTTGCCAGCAGAGTTAGTAATTGTTATACCAAACCTTTGCTCACATTCAAATATACCTTCACTATGATGTCTAAACATTCTATGTTTACTATGACCTAACCAAGCCTTGGTAGCATCAAACCATTTGTGAATCTCTATGTAATCAGTTGCAATACCTCCAAACTTTCTAGCAGAAGATTTAGCATGTTCCCAAGGATGCGCCATTACATTTCATTTATCTTGTTAATTGCATCCTGTCTACATCTCTCATAACCTTCATCTTGAGATTCCCAATACATACTTTCTGCAGCTTCTAGTATCTCAGCCTTTAGCTCATCAGTGAATGTTTGAAGTTCTAAACTCTCAATCCATTCTACAAAATCTTCATATGTCATTCCTTTGTTGCTTTTTCAATTAGATTACCTTCATGACCATAAAACTCTGTATCATATACCCTAATATTATTAGAGATATAATAGTTTCCAGTTGGTATATGAATAGATAAGTCACCAAATCCACCCTCATTATTATACCAGTCTTCTATACCTTCTAGTATGTCATATGCATAAGCTTCTAAAATACTATGTAGTCCACCTTCTAAATTATTTAGATTACTATCTGGACCATAAAAATCAGTATTGTCTTCTACTTCATGCGCATCTTCACAAGGTACAGTAGTGTAACCTATTTCTTCTATTGCTCCAGAGTCACCTGAACCATCATAATGTACCTTAATACCAGTAATACCATAGTTAGCCAACTTAATAAGAAGGCTAGTAATTTCCATTTCTGTCATATTATTTTGTTTTATAAAACCTGCCTAAGATATTCCCATTTAGGAATTCTTCTTTTTCCAGTACTTCATACAGGAACTGATGTTTTGTCTCTTGATATGTAAGCTCAGTTGATGAGTAACAGATCCTAAGCATTTCTCTCTTAATAACTCCACCTGACTTTGCAAAGTCTTTTAGTATCTTATTGCTACTATAGTACTTCATAAAGCTGGGTACAAGTTCTCTCCTGTACTTTTTTAGCCTTTTATCTGTAGTCATAGCCAAAGCTTTCTTACCTAATGGTTTTTTAACATTAGCATAGAAATTCTTTTTACCTACATATCTTACAGATTTACCATCAATGATAGCTGACATCTCATATATAAAACCTACAGCTCCTTCAGGAATTGATAACTCATCAAATTCCTTTCCTTCATATATCCAACTCATAATGTTTGTCTTAGTAAGGGAAATAATACATCTCTCACAGCATCAATACCATGAACTTTTACAGAGTCTGATAAGTCTTTCTCCATATCAAGTATCACATAATCAAGATTATAAATCTTTTTGTACTTCTTCATAGAAGCTATACCAGCTTCATCATTGTCAAACAGAGTAATAATCTTTTTATAGCATGACTTGAGCATTTCAATATCAGATTCTTTAATCATACTATTCTCACTGTCTGGTGCAATAACTTCTATATTACCAATA